AAGAAACCGGACGGCCAAATGGCCCTTTAAATTATGTTAGCTATCAAGGCATCGAGCCGGTCAGCGCGTTTCTTGGAATAGCAGCAAGTACAGCACGGCATCAGCATATGTTTGTTGAACCAGAGGACGCCATGAATTGGGGTTCCGCAGCCACATACGCAACGTATGAATATTTTAGAGATTTGCCTATGTTACAGGGCGTGGGCTCTATAGCGCGAGCAATGGAGCATGGTGATCCGAGCATTATAACTGATGGATTTTTGGGCGGCACGACAACGGTGTTTCCAATGCCGTTCAGCTCAGCTGTAAGAAACATAGACAAACTGACACAGTCAGATAAACGCACGGTTGATAAGCCGTATGATTATTACACAATTGACGATGTCAGGGCGTTAGCAAAAGAAAAGCCTGATCTATACCCAGAAACACCATATCATTTTGTTGGCACGGTTAAACGGTCAGAGGACATACCTTGGGCAAAACATTTTCACGATAATTATTTATATATGTGGGAAACACAAATTATGAACACCCCGTATGTAAATCAACAGGTAGAAAATTTTGCGTATCAATATGATATGCTGGGTTTTAAAAAAGAACGTAGTCCACGTTTTGATATTAACCCGGTTGATGCCATCTGGAGCAATGTAACTCCATTTAAGGTTTCTAGGGGCGCAGACATTGAGCCATATCACGCTGAGTTAATTAGGCTTGGCGCGCCGCTCACAGAAAGTCGCGATAAAAAATCTATTGATGGTGTAAAGATTGACGCTCAAACCAGAGGCGAGCTGACCGACATTGCAAAAAATCAAATTGCTTTGCCGCTTATGATGAACGTCAGAGGCCGTAAAAGACAGGTTGGCCCAGCTCAATATAGATTTAGAGACTATCTAAAAGTGTTGATGTCACGGGCAGAATATACCAAAGCAAGCGATGATGATCGAATCAACATGATCAAAAATGCTGAGGCAAGATTTTATAGGGTTGCTATCGACGCGCTCAGCGCAAAGCCCGGATATCAATATTTGCGTAAAGCAAAAGCTGCACAAAATAGTCCAGAACTGCAACAAATTAGGGATCAGCGAAGGCGTAGATAAAGAGGTATCTTATGACAGTATCAACCACAACAAACCGTGCTAGTTATTCTGGGAATGGAAGCACAGCCGCTTTTGCCTACGGCTTCAAGATATTCGCAGATGCGGATCTAACCGTTATTATCCGATCATCAGCTGGCGTTGAGACAACCAAGACGCTGACCACACACTACACGGTTAGCGGGGCCGGCACGGACAGTGGCGGTAACGTGACGTTTACTACCGGCAACATTCCGGCATCTGGCGAAACTGTTGTGATCTTACGCAAGCTCACATTGACCCAAGGCACCGACTATGTTGCCAACGATCCATTTCCGGCTGAAAGTCACGAGGATGCACTTGACCGGCTGACTATGATCGCACAGCAACATGATGAAGCAATAGGCCGGGCGTTGAAAGTGTCACAAACAAATGTGATTGCGACATCTGAATTTACAACGTCTGCAAGTGACCGAGCTAACAAGCTGTTGAGTTTTGACGGCAGCGGTGATTTAACTGTAACTACAGGCAAGGTCGATACTGTGACAATATCTGCGTCTGGTTTATCAGCTGGCGCAACACCTACAGCGACAGCGACATACACAGCGGCTAGCGGTGCATTAGCATTGGCTTTGGGCATACCAGCTGGCGCAACAGGCGCAACTGGTGCAACTGGCGCTTCTGGTGGCGGTCTATCTGATGTAGTCCTCGACACAACACCACAGCTTGGCGGTGACTTGGATATGAACGGTCAGGATATTGTGACCACATCCAATGCTGATATTGAGTTAAACCCAAATGGTACTGGTAAAACAGTTCTCAAAGGCAACACCAATCCCGGCACTTTAGTATTTAACTGTGAATCAAATAGTCATGGTCAAACAGTAAAGTCACAGCCACACTCTGCCAGCGTGACAAATACTCTCACACTGCCACCAGGCGGTGACGGCGAGTTAGTTAGCACAGTAGCTACACAGCAACTTACTAATAAAACTATACCTGATGATGAAAAGCTGTTTTTTGGTACAGGCAATGATGGCTACATAGAATATGATGAAAACGGTGATGATCGTCTGAAGATCGGTGGCACAAACATTGAGTTTGAAAAATCTGTTATTGGAGCGACTGACACAGATACATCAAACACTGGCAGTGTGACGCTAGACTTTGATGCTAACCAAAACTTTGTTTTGACACTAACAGGCAATGTCACTCTTGCAAATCCAAGCACTGAGAAAGTCGGTCAGTCTGGGTTTATTGTGTTGATACAGGATTCAACAGGTAGCAGAACATTGTCTCTTGGCACTGATTATGAAACTGCTGGCGGCTCTGGCATTACTTTGTCAACGGCTGCAAGCGCCACAGACATCGTGCCTTATGTGGTTGCCGCGTCAAACAGAATACTATTAGGTGCGCCACAACTGGCGTTTGCGTAGGGGGCTGATATGTCAGGGCCATTAGGTTCAAGCCAATGGATGTATTCAAGCGGAGCGGCAAGTGTTTTTAGCACAACAATTGATAACTCTTTGCGGCTAAATAGCGATAGTAGCTATCTAACTTTTTCACAAGGCACACCGACAGACATATCAAAGTGGACAATAAATTTTTGGTTAAAAAGAACTCATCCTTTAGACGACTCATCTGATTATGATGCCGTCTTTGGCGTGGATGGGCCCGGGACTACAGGATTAGCATTTTTAAGCGGCAAACTTTATCTTTTCATCAATTACGATACTGGCGGATCACAGGCACAATTGGTAACAAACAGAGTCTTCCGCGACCCATCAGCATGGTATAATTTCCACATTTCCTTTGATCGCGCAAACTCAACTAATGCTCATAAAGTTAGGCTATACATAAATGGCGTTGAGGAAACTGACTTTTCTACCGATCAGAGAAGTAACATTACAAGCAGTTCAAGCAGTGGGTGGAATGTAAGTGGTTTGACAGCGGCAATAAATAGACGCTCTGGTGGCGTAGCTGCAAGATATAATAACGGGTATTATGCACAATTTTATAATATAGATGGACAGGCTCTTGACCCAACATCATTTATCGAAATATCAGATGGTATTTGCAAGCCGATTTCATATTCGGGAACTTTCGGCAACAATGGCTGGTTACTCGAGTTTAAACAAACAGGAACAGGAACAGGTGCAGCTAACACGGTTGGGGCAGATACCAGTGGGCGTGGCAACCACTGGGATTCATCAGGTGTAGAATCCTTTGATGTCGTGCCAGATAGCCCGACTAATAACTTTGCCACAATGAATCCGTTATTCCCCGGTAATAACGCAAATCTTGGTGAAGGCAACTTAGATGTTACACCCGGAGGTTTTACATCAAGCAAATATGGCACAACGTCAACATTTGCCATACCAAAAGACAAAAAGATATATCTTGAAATAGAGTGTACTGACGCAGCAGGAAATCTTTGGGCTGCTGGTTTTGCAACGGCGACATCTCTTTTTAATGGACCGGGAAGTACTAATATCGGAAGCAGCGGTTCAATCATGATGTATAATCGTCAGGTGTATATAAACGGTTCAGAAAATGATTATGGTTCAAGTGCTGGACTTGGTGGTTTAGGTGTTTCCAAGTTTTCTTCTGGTGATATTCTTGGGATGGCGATTGATGGTGCAACCGGAAAAGTTTGGTTTAGCAGGAACGGAACTTATTTTGGTGCGCCTATAGGCCATCAAGCTGGTGCTGGGTCAACCGGCGATCCGGTCGCGGGGACTAATGAGATAGGCACAATAACTGGAGGCACAACAGATGATGTGTTTGTGGTTGTAAGTGGCAACGCAGGAATATCAGTGTTTGTCAACTTTGGACAAGATAGCCAAAATGTAGCCAGCGCAAACGCGGATGCAAATGGGATTGGTACGTTTGAATATGCGCCGCCGACGGATTATCTTTGTTTATGCTCTAGCAATTTGAGCGATCCAACAATCGGCCCCGGACAAAGCAGTCAAGCTGACGATTTTTTCAACACTGTATTGTACACTGGTGATTCTGACAATGATGTGACGGTCACAAATACATTTGCGGCTGATTGGGTTTGGCTAAAGATAAGAGAGAGTAGTAGCGGCACTACGCAACATTTTTTGCAAGATACAGTGCGTGGATTCGGTGCGTCAAAATCATTAAGTTCTAGCTCTACTGGCTCAGAGGGTTATACAGGCAGTTACCAATCTAGCCAAAACATTGTTACAACAAATAGTTCCTTGCAAATTGTTTCACAAGATTTCGCGGAAAATGGCAAAACATATGTAGCGTGGACTTGGAAAGCTGGTGGGTCATCAAACACGTTTAATATTGATGGCACTGGATACTCAAGCGCATCAGACGCGGGTCTTTCTGGTGGAAACATAACGCCAACTGGGGCATCTATTAACACAACAGCGGGTTTTAGCATTATTTCCTACACTGGAAACGAAACTGCCAATCAAACGATAAAACATGGTTTATCCAGCGCCCCAGAATTTAGTATTATCAAATGCCGTGATAGCAACACCAATAACAACCAGTGGCAACTAAGCTCATCTCAGATTGGTGATGATTATTTTTATTTTACAACAACAGGGGCTACTGGCGTGGCAGGAGTTTTCCCCACATCAGGTGACGCTACAACCGTTACAATCGGCAGAACTGGTAATAATGTCAAAAACACAAATGAAAATAATAAAAATTTTATAATGTATAATTTTCATTCGGTTGAGGGGTATTCTAAGTTCGGTACATATATCGGTAACGGAAGTGCAGATGGGCCTTTTGTTTTTACAGGGTTCCGGCCTCATTTTCTAATTAGCACTTGTAAAATTGGCGGCACTGGCAACTGGTTCATGCTGGACACAACAAGAAGCACATTTAATGAAGCTGATGACAGATTAAATGCTGATGTTAACAGCACTGAAAGCACATCAAATTCAGATATAGATTTTTTAAGCAATGGCTTTAAACTTCGGACTGCTTCTACAGCAGGTATAAATCAAAATACTGATACGATGTTTTATTTCGCCTTTGCCGAAGCCCCATTCAAATTTGCCAACGCTAGATAGAAGGAGATAGTATTATGGCATGGAAATACAAAACTAGAACTATCCGCGCTGGCAAAGCGTGGACAGATGACAACGGAATTCAGCATCCACGGAACTGGATGATATGGTCGGATGCAGATAAAAAGTCTGCGGGTTTGACTTGGGAAGATGATCCTGCACCATTCGATAAACGCTTCTACTGGGGTAGAGATGCAAAAGGCGCATTGATTGAAAGAGCCTTGGCAGATGTCAATGCAGTAGATGAGAAAGGAAATAAAATTCTAGATGAAAAAGGCAATCAAGTTGTAACACTTGGCCTGAAGTCAATCTGGAAACAAAACATTAAGGATCAAGCTAACAGCATGTTAGCAGAAACGGACTGGATGGTCGTCAAGGCATCTGAGGTTTCTGATTACGCTTTGCCTAGTGACACCGCTACCGCTCGTGCCGCGATCCGCACTGCAAGCAACACAATCGAGTCCAAGATTGATGGGGCTAGCGATATGGCGGCTTTTATGGCATTATGGGACACACCAGTTGACAAGGACGGTAATCCAACAGGGAATGCGCCGATAAACGACTGGCCGGAGTAAGATATGGCACTATCTAAAATTCAATCAGAAAGCATGAACCTTGCTGATACCTTTGCGTTTACAGGCACTGTTACAGGTGCTGGTAGTTTAAGTTTGTTGAATACAGTAACACTTGCCAATAGCACAACAGCATCAGTTAGTTTTGATGAAACATACATAAATGCCACTTATGATGATTACCTCATTACTATTCATTGGCAAGTAGCAACGGATAGCCAAAAACTATCCATGAGATTCTTGCAATCAGGTGGCACTGAAATAAGTGATAGCAACTACAACAGAAACATTTCTAACACTTATTATGCTGATTTTGCTGAAGGTGCAGACCATGCAGAATTATCTCAAAACTTAGGTACAGGTGGGGGCCAGAAGGAAAAAGGTGCTTATGGACAGTGGTTTTTAAATATGAAAGATTCTGATAATTTTGAGCCATCTATAAACGGTGTGGTTATGCTTGGAAGCACAGCAAATAATATGAAGCAACAAATCACTGCTGCTAGATACGAAGGCTCAACTGATGTCACTGGGGGAATAAAGTTTTACAATCACAACAGTGCTAATTTTGCAACAGGCAGTCAGTTCAAATTGTATGGTATAAGATAATGACAAAAGTAGTAGTTAATGGAATTAGCAGAGATGCTAACGCTAAAGAAATAGCAATTATAGAAGCTAATAAAAAAGCTGCTTCACTAACTGCAAAAGATGACTTGCGTGAAGTTCGTAATCAAATGCTTGCTGAAACAGATTGGTGGGCATCTAGTGATTTGACTATGACCGATGCTCAGAAAAAATACCGTCAGGATTTGCGTGATATAACCAAAACTGCAACATCACTTGATGATGTTAAATGGCCCACGAAGCCATAAGGAGCGAATAAATGCCATACATAGGTCGATCCGAAAAATTTGGTGTTAGAAACCGCTTCTATTACACACAATCAAGTGGTGGAGCTACCTCAATATCTGGGGCAGATGACGCCAATAAAACCTTGAACTTTAGTGATGGTGCTTATGTAGACGTTTCGCTCAACGGCGTAGCTCTTGTTGCAGGCACCGATTACAACACCACGACAGCTAACACGATAGCTGGCCTGTCTGCATTGTCTAACGGCGATGTGGTTGAAGTAATTGTTTATGATGTATTTAGCGTATCTGATACTGTATCGGCGTCCTCCGGCGGCACATTCAGCGGCGGCGTGACTTTTGCCGCACCGTTTGGATCTGCGTTACAGGGCAACACGCTTACAGACACAACCAACACTGGTACCGTTACCTTAGACTTTGACACCTACCAAAACTTTGTTCTTACCTTTACAGGTAACGTGACTTTTGCCAACCCCACCACAGAGTCTGTTGGACAGTCTGGGTTTATTGTAATCATCCAAGATGGCACAGGAAGCAGGACGCTTTCTCTGGGCACGGATTATGAAACGGCTGGTGGCGCAGGCATCACATTATCGACAGCAGCTTCTGCGAGGGACATTGTGCCTTACGTTGTTTCTGCTACAGGTTCTATTCTACTAGGTGCGCCTCAGTTGGCGTTCAGCTAAGAGGTTTGCATGTCCGGTCCTTTCGGCTCACAACATTGGATGTACGCAAGCGGTGAGTTTTATGATTACACCATTGATCAATCATTAAAACTAGATGATGCATCTGGTGGATACCTCACAATATCCTCTGCGTCTCCGACAGCAACTAATAGAAAAAAAGTTACGATAAGTTGTTGGGTAAAACGTGCTGGTATATCAGTATCAGGAGTTAATACTGTATTTTGGTCAACTGTTAATGGGCTTATGCTGCAATTTTTCACCGCAGATAATATTTATATTTATGACAATAACGCTGGTGGGTGGCAGTCTACTGTTACTAATGGTGGGCGTGTTTTTAGGGATCCGACTGCATGGTATCATCTCGCCTTAATTATTGATACTACGCAATCTACATCGGCAAACAGAGCAAAATTCTATATCAATGGTGAACTACAGACTCTAAACAGTTACCCTGGACTAAACACTGATATAACTTGGCATGACGGAAGCACCATGAGAATTGGTAGTGTTGGTGATACACAAGATCTAACTGGGTACATAGCTGAGTTTATTTCTATTGATGGTCAGGATACCTCAATATCTGATTTCGGAGAGACGAAAAACGGAGTCTGGGTTCCAAAAGATGTATCAGGGTTGGCTCTTGGTGACGCAGGATTCTATCTCAAATTTGATAACAGTGCAGACATTGGTAATGATTCAGGTTCAAACAATATTGATTTTACTGCAAGCAATCTAGTCGCAAGCGATGTCGTGCCAGACAGTCCTACAAATAACTTTGCGACACTTAACTTTTTAGACAGCCGCACATCAGAAGGTTGGAAAGAGGGTGGTCTAAACTGGCTTGCCTCAAGCAGTGGGTATACTGCACATTCGACTATGGTCATACCCGAAATATCTGATAGCGACACATATTACGCAGAGGTTCGTGTTAATGCTGCTGGATATGCGTGGGGTATATCCCCTGTCACACTTACTGGAGCTAATAACAGCACTACAAGAACTGGTATGTATACACTGTATCATAATGGCAGACGATATAACGGAACTACGGCGCAAGGTAGTGGTAATAATGAATATGCTAACGTTTCTGTTGGTGATATATTTGGCATAAAAGCTGGTAATGGCGAAATAAGATTTTTTCAAAATGGCACAGACCGTGGTGCTGCTTTTACTGGATTATCTGGTTCATACAAGTTTGGCTGTTGGGCTGTTGGTGCGGCTGGTACAGGGATTACTTGGAACTTTGGGCAGGATAGTACATTTCACGGACAGGAATCTGCTGGTACGACAACCGACCAGAATGGTTTTGGATTGTTTAATGGTTCTGAAGCCGCAAACAATATTTCGCTTTGTGCGGCTAATATAGCAGAACCAGCCATCGGCCCAAACAGCGGTGTTAATGAACAAGCTGACGATTATTTTGAAACTGTTTTATACGCTGGAACTGGTTCTACACAAAGTATTACAGGCATTTTTCAACCTGATTTTGTCTGGATTAAGGCTAGAGACGGAGCTGGTAGTGGCAGGCAACATATGCTTTTTGATTCAATCAGAGGCGCAACAAAAGTTTTAAGATCACATCTTACCAACGACGAGGTTACAGTTTCAACCTCACTAACATCTTTTAACAGCGATGGCTTTACTATTGGATCGGATTCTGATGTAAACACAAACAGTGAAAATTTTGTGGCTTGGAATTGGAAAGCAGGCGGCACAGCAGTCAGCAACAGCGATGGCAGTGTTTCATCAACTGTATCAGCCGACACTGATGCGGGGTTCAGCATAGTGCAATATGAAGGTCTTGCTAGTGGCACTCAAACAGTCGGTCATGGCTTAAATTCTGCCCCAGAATATATAATATTTAAAAATAAAGACGATACTTCTTCTTGGGTTGTTTATAGCGAACCTGTGGGAACAAGTGGGTTTTTGATTCTTAATAGCACTGGTTATAAAAACACAAGCGATGTAACAAACACTTTTAATTCTACTGCACCCACAGCTAGCGTATTTACTGTTGGGACAAATAATGCAGTTGGAGGCAATGGCGAAACAATCATTGCTTACTGTTTTCATAGCGTTGAAGGGTATTGCAAAGTTGGTTCATATACTGGAAACGGTAGCTCAGATGGTACGTTTGTTTATACAGGTTTTCGGCCAGCGTGGGTTTTATGGAAGCGTTATGACGGTGGAACCAATGGGTGGTTTTTGATGGATAGCAAAAGAGATACGGAAAACGTAACAAATACATTTTTGCGCCCAAATGCAACGGCTCAAGAAGCTACAGCGGCAAACTCTATCGCCGATTTTTTAAGCAACGGTTTTAAGTTAAGAGGCACAGGCGGTGATGTGAATACGAATACTGCTACATATTTATATTTAGCTTTTGCAGAGGCACCGTTTAAGTACGCGAATGCGCGATAGGAGTAAGAAATGAGTAGAGCAAGAGATTTGGCAAATGTGGCTGGCGGTCAAACTGTGGCTGACGCAACTCCGAGCGGTGGCTTGGTTCTAATAGAAAAGAAAACTGTGGCACAAGGTAGTGCATCCACTACAGCTTTTGATTTCACAAATTGTTTTTCTTCTAGTTACGATCTTTATCAAGTATATTTTGATATTACAAGAAATGGTAGTAGTGCTGCTGTGCATCTTTTCGCAAGTTTTTCTAATGCCAATACTCGTTTGACAAATGATGTTGTGGGAATGTCAACTTTCGACCAAGCGGCTGGAACCACTAATGGCAAATCAGTATATCAAAGCAACGATGGGGTGCATCAACTAGCTGGAACTATATCTTCATCAGGGAACGGAAACTATAGAGGGATGGCTAGGATTCACAATACTGCTTCTACAACCACAGCTAATCAAATACAGGGGCATTTAGTGATGAACCAACAAGATACTTCTGATGTTGATTCTGTTTGGCGAGAAACTTTTCTTTCTGCGGATGAATCAAATGATTTATCAGGGACATCAACAGATATTCTTTTTGGCATAATACAAGGAGCTGGAGATAACACAAATGTTTTATTTTCAGCAACACAGGGTTCTGTTTTTGGAACTGTATCTATCTTTGGCATTAAAGGTGTGTAGATGCCATTAACCAAGCTGCAATTCAAGCCAGGGGTCGTAAAGGATACTACCGCGTATTCTAACGAAGGCGGCTGGGTTGACAGTGACAAGGTGCGCTTTCGCTTTGGTTATCCCGAGAAGCTAGGCGGCTGGGTAAATAAATCTCCCAACGGATCCTTCCTTGGCACGCCTCGATCTTTGCATGCATGGCAGTCACTTACTGGCGTTCCTTATGTTGGATTAGGCACACATAAGAAATATTACATAGAGTCCGGTGAAATCTTCAATAACATTACACCCATACGGTTTAGTGTTATGCGGCCTGTTGTTTTGACTGGAGGCTTTTCGGTTACTACCTCATTAGGTTCAGTAACAGTTACAACCGAACCGTTCCAAAGTGCTTTATTGCAGGCTCAAGGTGGACTAGGGTCTGTGACAATTTTGTTCTCACAAACTTTGAGTGCAGGGGTGCCAGCAGTGGCTTCATTGGGTAATGTTACTGTAAGCACATCATAGGTGACCCATGGCGAATATCACAGTAGCTGTAACAGGAGTAGGAGCAACAGGGGGAACCTTTGGTTTTGGCGTCACTCCTATTCCAACATCTACTTCTGGCACAATGTCTGTTGGTACAGTCGTTGCTCAAACAAGTCTACCTGTTACCTTCCCTGTTAAATTTACAACAACACAAGGCAGTACGCTTGTTACCGTTGATCACGCTAATTTTGGTAGCTTAACAGGTGATACAGTCGTTCTGTCAGAGATGTTTTTTGGCACTGGCATCTATGAAGATTTAGCCACGCTTTTGGATGGAGAGCATGTGTTAACGGTGGTTACAAGTGCTCAATACACTTTTAACCTGCCCTCTCCAGCGCAACATAGTGTAGTGCAATCAGGCGAAGCAAATGTTGAATATGAAATAAGCATAGGTTTGGATCAAGCTACCGGCGGTGTGGGCTGGGGTGCAGGCACATGGGGTCGTGGCACTTGGGGCAGTGCCGCTAACGTAGCCGCAACAGACACCATCAGACTGTATAAGCAAGATAACTTTGGTGAAGATTTAATCTTCAACATCGTTGATGGCACTATTTATTATTGGGACGCTACGTTGGGTGTTAACACGAGAGGATTGCCTCTCACGCATTATGCTCCTGACGCTCCTAGCGTTGCGCGGCAGGTATCTGTCTCTGATCGAGACAGACATGTCATTGCCTTTGGCGCTACGCCGTTAAACGGTACAGAACGAGATCCTTTGCTAATTCGTTTTAGTGATCAAGAGAATCCTTTTACATGGACTCCTACTGCTACAAATAGTGCAGGAGATCTAAGAATAGGTAACGGATCCGAAATTGTTCAAGCTGTTGAGACAAGGCGTGAGATAATTGTAATTACGGATAGTTCTGTGCACTCGATGCAGTTTATCGGTGCACCGTTCACGTTTGGTGTAACACAGCTATCTAATCAGACTAGCATACGGGGCATCAACTCGGCTGTTGCTGTTGGTGATGCTGTGTTTTGGATGGGTTCTAATCGGTTCTATGTCTATGATGGTCGCGTGCAACCCTTACCGTGTGTGGTTAGAGATCATGTGTTTGAAGACTTTGACGTACAACAATCAGATAAGGTGTTTGCTGGATCAAATGCGGCATTTGGTGAAGTGTTCTGGTTCTATGCCTCTGAAAGTAACTCCACTGAAAACGGTGGCACTGGAGAGAACGACAGGTATGTGGTCTACAATTACGAACAAAAGATCTGGTATGTAGGCACGTTAGAAAGAACAACTTGGCTTGATCGTGGCATCAACGACTTCCCAATGGCGACTACTTCCGAAAGCAACGTAGATACACCTTTACGGCTATACAATCATGAGTCTGGCGTAGATGCTGATGGTGTGGCGTTCACGGCGTTTATTGAATCGGCTCCGATTGACATAGGCGATGGGGAACAATTCTCATTCATTAAGCGCATGATACCAGATCTTAGCTTTGATAAGTCTACAGCCACTGCTACTAAGCAGGCAACTGTGACGTTAAAGTCACAAAGGTTTCCAGGCACAGGCTTTACTAAATCAAAAGCCTTGACGGTGACTGATACCACAGAACAAAACCATACCAGATTGCGCGGCAGATCTTTTGGCATGCGTATACAGTCTGACAATCAAGGTGTGTTCTGGAGACTTGGATCACCTAGATTAGACGTACAACCGGACGGTAAACGATGAGTAGAGAACTTGTACCACCACAGTTTCCTCTGCCGCCAGAGGAGTACGACAGGCAATACTTTGATGAGATGGTTCGATCATTGACTCAACTTGTGGTACAGTTGCAAAACCCAGGTGAGTTGAGAGGTACAAAAATCACCCTTACTCAATTGCCTACTTCACCTACCGGTCTTGAGCCTGGAGCGTTGTATAATGACAGCGGAACTGTTAAGGTAGCTACATAATGGGATTAAGTCTTAAAAAATTATTACCGATAGCAGGTGCAGCGGCAGGATACTTTTTAGGTGGTCCTGCGGGTAGCGCCGCCCTTAACGCGGCTCTTGGCTCTGGGATTGGCACGTTAGTGGCTGGCGGTGACGCTGAAGACGCTGTAAAGAATGCCATATTGGCCGGTGGCGCAGGGGCAGGACTTGGTTCATTGGGTGTGCAAGGTGCTGGTGCAGGCGCCGCCGCTAAAGAAGCCGCCACGCAAAAAATATTGGCTGATCAGGCTCGTATGCAAGCAGGGCAGATTGGTGCAGGTGGAGATGCAATAGCTAAAGCAGCCGCGAGTAAGGGTGGCATCTTTGGTTCTGGCATAACGATTGGAGATGCAGTGTTAGGCACATCCTTGCTTGGTCTAGCAGGTGTAGGTGATGAAGAGATTACTGATGATGGTGACATGCAACTTGAATCCAGACCAGATTACACCGGTAAAAACATAGCAGGACTGTTCGTGGATCCTGTTACAGGCGCCGCGTATGATACGATAGAAGAACTTGAGGCTGCGGTAAAAGACAGAGGGACAAGCGGTATTGTATCTCTAAACATGGGCGGTCTGATTGAGGGTCCAGGTACTGGAACCTCGGATGATGTAAAGGCCGGCATATATCAGAATGGTCAGAAGGTTCAGGAGGCACGGCTCTCGGATGAGGAGTTTGTCATGACAAAGAAAGCTGTCACTGGTGCAGGAAACGGCGATCCTAAAAAAGGCGCCAAAGTCATGTACGCCATGATGGACAAGTTTGAAAGGATGGCGTGATGAGTAGCGTTGTAAAAACACAAACCGTTCTCCCTCCGTATCAAGAGACTTTCTTAAAGGATCTTCTTACTAGCACGCAAACCTTGGCAAATCAGCCAACGACCATACCTGAGTATCAGGTTGCACCTCTTACACCTGGTCAACAGGCCGCTGTAAACTTAGGATATTCTGGTGTTGGATCATTTATGCCCATGATGCAGGCAGGTGCGGCCACACTTGGACAGGGGGTTGCATCCTTACAGCCTGGTTCTTTTCAGGCATACATGTCTCCTTTTGTTGATCAAGTACTTGATCAAAGTCTTAGCGATCTTCAGCGTCAGTCAGACATGGAGCGTAAGCGGATCGGAGACGCGGCGATTGGTCAGGGTGCTTTTGGTGGGTCAAGACAGGCCGTAGCAGAACAAGAACTACAGCGCAACACGCAAGACGCTTTTGCCAGACAGTCTGCACAACTACGAGCGCAAGCGTTTGAGTCTGCACAGGATCGAGCACAACAAGCGGGTGAACTGTTTGGTAAGTTAGGATTGCAACAGGCGGCACTAGGTGAGTCTGCACAGGCGGCACAACAACGTGACGTTGGTATCCTGTCACAGCTTGGCGGCATGGAGCAACAGCAACAACAGCTTGAGCTTGACGCACAACGTGCCACGAGCCTTGAACGCCAGTTTGAGCCGTATCAACGTATCGGATTTATGTCTGATATTTTCCGTGGCGTACCGTCAACAACGAGCACGTTACAGTCTACTACGACACCCAAACCTAGCTTCCTGTCACAGCTTGGTGGTATAGGTATGGGCGTGGCTGGTCTTCAACAAGCTGGTGCATTTGGTGAAGGTGGTATCTTTGGTGGCTTATTCGGTGGTGGTTCATGAGCATTTACAACCGCAAGATGTTTAATCGCAACGCTCGTAACGCTCTTAACAGAACTGCGGGTATACCTAACGTTGCAATGTTCTCAAACGGTGGGATAACAAGTCCTTTAACCCGTGCTAGGACGATGGGCACAACAACTAATCTTTCAGGCTTACCCAGTGTATATACCGCTCCGAAATTTACCGGTCCTTTTGCTCGTGCCAATATAGGTGAGTTGGCTCAACGATACATCTCTGGCAAACCGTTAACTGCTTCTGAGTTCAGCGTGTTAAGAGGCGCCGAACAAGGGTTTTTATCTAAACAGGGTTTAGCAGACAGCATGGGTAATTTCGGTAAAACTCGTTTAGGTAGTGGTATTCAAGCGTTGTTAGGTCCGGCGGCTCAAACAGGTGGTCAATTAAGAGGCTTTGTTGAGGGCGCCGCAGGTACAGCAGCAAAGACATTGTTAGGCAGTAAAGACGGTTCTATGCCTGCTGATAAAGCAGCGGGTCCTCAGTTAAGTCAGGACTTCTTAAAGAGCCTTGATATTAGTTTCATGGATCCGACTAACTTGCAAACAGCCTCATCAAGAGGTGGCGCTGTGCCGCCTAGTGCGTTCAAGGGGTTAGTTGTAGGAACTCAAGGGGACACAGATGCATCCAAGATCCCTGCGGATGAGCGTATGGCTCGTGATCAACAGATCCGTCAGGCACAGGACATCACCGCACAAGGCGGTCTGTATGTGACAGATCAAGAGACTGGAGCGTTTCCTGCAAGTGCCGATGCACAAGAGGATGCTTTAAGAAACCTGACTGATAGCCTTGTGCCTGGTAGGGACGAAGAAGAGGGTGATGATCTTGTAGAAACACAGGCAACCATTGATGACGATGGCGAGGATGATGCTACACCAAGCAAACAAGATGGCACTACAGCAACAGATGGTGTTAGCGCCAAAGAAGAGATTGATCGTGTCATAAACAGTGGCACCAAAGAAGAACAAGAAAAGACACTTGATGGGTTTATCAAAGAGTTCATGGACAAGGCACCAGGCTATGAGGGTGCAGACAGTGGCCTTATTCTTGCCAAAATTGGCTTTGCCATGGCCGCAGGTAAAAGTCCTCGCGCTATTGAGAATATTTCAAAAGCGTTGAGTGATGGCGCAGACATGCTGATTAAGGACAAGAATAAAAAATCTGAATTTGATCGTCAGTTAAAGCTGTCTGCCTTGCAGTATGGATTGAGCGAAACTGGTAAGTTGAGAGCACAAGAAAGACTTGATGATCGTAATTTCTTAAAATTAGTAGACAAGAATGGGAAACCTGCCCGAATAAGCATGACAGAACTGTTGGCAAATGATGGTAAAATCCCAGAGGGGCTACTGGATAAAGATGTGTTCTTAGCTCAAGAAAAAGCAGCTTTAGAAAGAATAAAAAATGTAAACGCTCAAACTGCGGCGTTAAGAAAAGAACTTGTGCTTTCAGACACAGCGGCAAAAGATATCCAAGAAAGTTATGGTAAAGCTGCAAAACGATACATTGATGCTGAAGTCGGCATTGAGTTTACAGAAAAAGCACTATTGAATCTAGCAGACGATGGATCAGTCACGGGTTTAAAAGGTTCAATTAAAGATTTTGCAAACAAACTTGCTAATGCTGGTGGTCTTGACCTTGGTACAAAATATCAAACTAAAGCTGATTTTGAAAAGAATGTTCGGATGGCTTTTCAAAAACTAATTCCTGTTTCACTCGCGGGAGTTCAATCAGCTAACTCCATCTCAAATAAAGACGTTCAATTCTTGGCAGATGCATATATTGATTCAGCGATATTAGAAGGCGGCACGTTTAACTTAGCCATGATTGATGAAAATGTTTTAGCCAGCAAGTTACAAGGTGTCGTTAATGAGTTTAGAAGAAATCAAGCTACAGCAGCAGGTGATATGAGAGGCATCGAAGATCGTTTGACTAATAGAATACTTCCAGGTCAAGGACAAGGTTCTGCGGTGACACTTCTCGCTCAATCTAAAAAAGCACTTGAACCGTTTGGTGTTGGTCAAAGAACTTCTTTAGGTTTGGTTGATACTGGTCAGAAAAACGCTCAAGGCATGCCTATATTTAAACTTCCATCGGCTGGATAGGAGAGCGTCATGGGTTCAATTGTCGTTGAAACCGCTCAAGGACCAGTTCAGGTTGATATTGCTGGGGATGCGCCTACAGCCGAAGAACAGCAAGCAATTATCAATCAGTTTAGTGCGCCTCAACCGTCACAAACTGAATTAGATTTTGCTACAGCGTCATTAGACGAAATTCGTGATTATGCTAGGCAGAAGAGATTAGCTGGCATAGATCCAGCGACGGGTGCTCCGATCACCGAGGATGAATACGTCAGCAAGTACAAAGAACCTGGTGTCGATTACCGCACGGGTTTAGATAGTGTTGCTGGGTTCTCGCGCTTTCAGTTTGGTCGCATGGACAACACGGAAGAAAAGTCTGGTTATCTACGAGGCATTGTAGGTGAGGAGGGTTTCCGTGTAGATCCATTAGGCAGACATATCCTGACACAGGACGGACGCACCAAACTTGGTCTGGGTGAAGGCCGTGAACTTGCGATAGACGAAGAAGGCTTTTCGTTTAATGACGTTAAAGAGTTTGCTGGAGCAACGGCTCTTCCCATTGCCACGGGTATTGGCGCATCGCTTCTTGCATCTGGTGTAGGATTTCTTCCAGGTATGCTAATTGTTGGTGGAGCAACAGCAGCGGGTAAACTTCTTGACGAAGGTATCGAGACTGCTGAAGGACTACAAATGCAGTCTGCTGGTGAAATTGCTCGTGATGTTGCAATGGAAGGCGTGTTTGGCGGTCTTGGTGAGGGCGTTGGGCGAGGCATATCAAAACTCTTTGGTCGTATCATTAAAGGCCCTGGGGGTGAGGCAAACGAAGCATTGCGTGCACAGGCTCGTGAAGTAATCAATCGTGGCTATCGTCCAACCGTAGCAGGCGCAACTAGTGAAGAGTTTCGTCCTATCCTGAACCGTTTGCAAGCGGTGTACGAAGGGGTCTTTCCGAATCAAAAGGCCGCGATGCAAAATCTACAGCAAGTAGTCGCTGATCTTCGAGCCGCTGGTATTGCAGATGACTCAGCAATCAATAACCTTGACGAAATCGTAAAGAAAGACATTACCGACTACTTTGCATCTGGAGATGAGAAGCTTGCTCAAGCTCAACGCCGGATGGATGATGCTGTGCGCAATGAAATAGATCAAGTCATGCGTAACTTGAAGGATGGTAAGACCATACCAAAAGATCTGAAGGACATGATTTACCAGCGTAAAGCTGTCTTTGATGAGGATGTAGACCGCCTGTACACCATGACAACGGACAAGCTGCGCGGTGCAAAAATTATTCCTACGAAAGGAATAAAAGACGAACTCAAGCGTCTTGAGACAGATAGTATAGCTGATATTGCCAGTACAGGATTTGCCGCAAAGGTTAGAGCACTTGGAGAGTTTGCCACACCTCAAGAAGTGGCTCGTTTACGAAAAGGTTTGACAGACGCAACTTACAATCCAGCATTAATGAACGATGTTAATGTAGGAGCATTAGGTTCGTTAAAGGCATCTATTAACGATGCTTTTCTTGATGCCGAAATTAAATTATCTCAAATGCGTAACTTCAAATCACCAGATGGAAAAGCTGTTGTTGGAGACGAAACATTTAGACTGCCAAAAGACTTTCAGTTAGACGGTGTTAGTTTTGGCGATGCACAAGAAGCATTGAGTCTGTTGCGTAGAACAAACAACTTATATCGCACTGGGGTAAAACGTTTTGACAACGTAGTAGTGCAGGACATCGTCAAGCAGGCACAAAATGGTCAGATGAACATGAAGTTCATCTTTGACAAGATTGTACAGGAAGACAACCCAGAAGCACTTGATCAACTGTTCAAAGCCATTCGTGGTGTGCCAACAAACAAGGCACTTGGCGCAGAGGCAGGTATTGCAGACTTGGACGCTGGTGCCCGAATCTTAAAACAACAACGCATTGGTGGACGTACCGTAGAAGAAGCTCTCAAAGATGTAGAGAATCTTGCTCCTAACGATCCGACTAGACGATTCGTGGAACAAGAGGCGGCACGCTTGGAACGTGAAGCCTTTGAACGTGCAACGATACGCGGCAAAGGTTCAGAAATGGCTGATGAGGTTCGTCAAGGCTTGGCTAAGATGTATCTTGAGAAGCAAATCCGTGCATCTCGGACCATTGACCCTGCAACAGGAGAGGCGGTTATTGATCCGATTGAACTTGTTGCAAACATACGCCAGAAGGGGACAACAGTTGATAAGTTGTTTGGCGAAGACATGAGAGCATTAGACGATGTCATTAGTGTTCTTGAGCGTGGCAAGGCGAACCTTTCACCAGGAGTTGCAGAGGCATTGCGTAGTAAGCCTCTTGGTCAAGCACTCAAAGATTTTCAAGCTGCACAGACCGCACGCTCTGCTTTGAATAGAGACAGGTTAATAAACACCTTGCAACAGACAGACGACCCTGAAGTGATTGCACAGGCAGTGTTTAACTCACCTAGTTCTATTCGTCAGGCGCAAAGATTTTTGTCTCCTGAAAGAATGAATCAAGTGAAAGATGCCGCAATGGGCAGAATTCTAAAGCAGGTCGGTGCTACAGTAGACGAAGCTGGACAAGTTCGTATGACAGATGATTTTATAGAATCATTTAAATCTGGCAGGCTTGGTAACAAACTTCAATCTGTATTGCGGTCTTATGGTGACGATACACTAAATGCAATGTTCGGACCTAATGGCGCAGAGGGTTTGACAGCCATGGCAGAGACTATGGTTCGTGCGTCTAACGCCTCGATTGCTGGTAAAGGTGGTCTTGCGGCACCAAATATTGCTCTTGGTTTAGGTCTGTTTCAACTTATGGGTAACCTGACTACAGCGTTGCCGACCGCTGTTATGTACGCAGGGATGTCTAAAGCATTGCGTAATCCAAAGGTTCTTCGCATGATGATGGCTTCTCGTAAGCCTAACAGTGTCAAAGAATTTATGTCTGGCAAATTTAAGGCTAATGATCCCATTGCACAGGGTTTTCAAGCATTCTGGCAAATCATGTCTGCGGCTACGGTTCAAGGCACACGCATGAGCGTAGAGCAAACAGCAGAAGAAGTACGCCCTGTGACAGCGGCGGCTAGACAACAACTTGCTCCTGTAGTCAATCAAGCATTACAAACGGCTCAGACAGCCATAACTCAAGCACCAAACGTACAGCCTGGTGGGGCAGGCACGGCTGGAGGAGTTTCACCAATCTTATTACCTGATCCTGCGACAGCGGCACTGGCGCAGCAATTAGGAAGGACAACACCATGAACAAAGATAAATTACGCGAAGAAATCGCGGAAGATGAAGGTTGCAAATACGAGATCTATTTGGATCATCTTGGTCTGCCAACTTGTGGCATAGGGCATCTAATTACTGAAACTGATGAAGAACACGGTAAACCTGTCGGCACAGTTGTAGAACAGGATCGTGTGCAAAACCTTTTTGCGTTAGACATGGCAGTGACGATTGACGAATGCAAAGTATTGTATCCTGACTTTGACGACTTGCCAGAAGAAGCACAGCATATCATCTGCAACATGATGTTCAACATGGGTCGGCCTCGACTATCCAAGTTCAAGGGTATGAAAGCTGGCGTTGATGCTAGGGACTGGAACAAAGCAGCGGATGAGATGGTTGACTCGCGCTGGTATACGCAGGTTCCGAATCGAGCTAGGCGCTTGGTTGACCGGATGAGGGCGTTGGCCGACTAACCTACCTGCCCCCAGTTGTCCCCTAGTTCCTGATCGACCTTGCTTGGCACCTTGAGTTCCATGCTTGTCTCCATGATCTCCGTGATTCTTGCCGCTTGCTCCTCGGACTCGACATTGAAGCAGAGTTCGTCATGCACCGTGAGCAATGGCACCAAACCTTCCTTGTAGCACTCTGCCATAGCAACCTTGGTTTGATCTGCCGCAGATCCCTGTATAAGCCTGTTCAGCGCCTTGTAAGTAAAAGCCCTACGCAATACAGGTCCGTACTCTTTCTCGGCCTCCTCGCG